CTGTCTCTTTTTTTGCGCGACCCCGCGGGCCCGCCAAGCTGTCCCAGGACGGCCCAGAATCATCCGACGCTGACCACTAGCGGGCCGAGCGGCGGCGGCAGCGTACGAGCCAGATGGGCGGCTCCGGCAGCGGCGTAGGTGGCGTCTACCGGGTGTTCGTCGTCCCGCACGAAGATCCACGTGTCCCCGCGCTTGAGTTTGCCCGTGTGGGCCACGTGCGCGTTGAGGACCGGATCTTTCGGATGCCGTAGGTCGCCCGACTTGACGATCTCGGCCAACCCCATGCACACCGCGGGCACCTCAAGTTTGATCTCGGTGACCTGCACCCCGCGCGGTGGCCACACGGCGCTACGCCGACCGGGACCGCGCCGGTCCTTGAGGGTGGCCGCGATCGCGGCGGCCGGCCCGTTCGGGAACCACCCGAATCCGCGTGGTTTGACCTTGGCGACCAGGGCGGGGACCTCGTCACGGATCCGTTTGGTCGCGTCGGCGCCGTTCCAGACTTGCACGATCTCTAGGTGGATCAGACCGTCGATGACGGCGGCAGCCATCAGGGTGCCGTGGGAGCCGTCAACGGACACGTCCAGGCATAGGGCCACCTGTCGCCGGTGCTCGGCCAGGTCGATGGGCTGGTCGGTGCCGGCAGCGCGCCACGCGTCCTCGTCGATGGCCGGGTCGAGCAGGCTCATCCGGATACACATCGTCTCGGTGCGGAACATGGCCAGTTCTTCGCCACCTGCCACCTCGGCGCGCATCGCGTCACCGATGATCGAGTCGATGAGGATCGTGTCACCCAGCTGGGGGTTGGCCATCGCGAGGGCGTGCTGGTCGGTGGGCATCGAGCCGGCCGGGCAGGACCATTCGAACAGGCCGAGCCGCGGGTCCCCGATGCCGGTGTCCAGGTAGCTGATGGCCTGGTTGCGCAGCGAGTCGAGCACGATCGATTGGCTGTCACCCTGGTTGGTGATGGCCCAGGTCTGCCCGTCCGGCACGGCGGTCATCGCCTTGACCGCTGCGGCGTAGGTGTCCCAGGTCTGATGCTCGCGAAGTTCGTCGAGAATGGTCCGGTGGATGGTGTCGCCTCGGCCGGCCCGCCGGTTCGGGGCGGCGAACCGGTATTCCGAGCCTTTCAGCGTGCTGAATGACTCCTCGCCGATGGTCTCCCGGATGGCACGGGGCCCGTATTCCTCGGCCAGAATGTCGCTGCGATCGGCCATTTCGATGACCTTGCGCCACGAACTTTTCGCCTTGTCTCGGCTGGTCGACGTGCCGAGGATCATCTCTACGCACTCGACGTGCATCCAGAACAGGGTGAGCACCCGGCAGAACACGGTTTTGCCGTTCTGCCGGGCGACCAGGACCAGCACCGTGCGGAACCTCGGCCGTCCGTCGGGTAGTAGCTCTCCGGCGTGTAGCGCGAGCCAGCGTTGCCACGGTTTGAGCGGCCATCCGATCTCTGCCGCGAAGTCGATCAACTCGTGGCCGTAGGATGCCTCCGGCCGGGACAGGTCACGGAGCGGTGGGGTCCACAACCTGGGCGTCACGCTTCCGTGCACGGCGACTACGGAGTTCGTCGAGTCGTCCGGGAGCAGTAGGCCCATCGGGATCCTTTCCGGTCAGCGAGTGGACCCTGGCCAGTGCTCGGGCGCGTGGGCTGAGCTGCAAACTTTCGAGCGCGGACAGCAGTTTGGGCCCTAGGTCTCGGATGGTGGCCGCGTCGCCTTCCGCGTCGATCGTCTCGGCGTACAGGCGGGCTAGGGCCGCGGTCGCCTGGTCTTGGTCGGCCGGCGGATCGGCGGCGAGTGCGGCTTCTACGGCATCGGCCATCGACATGATCCGGACAGTACCCCCAGGTGGTATACGATCTCGGCCATGCGGTGGCCATGGCAATCTAGGGTGACACCGCCTACTGATCTGATCTCGATCGCCGATCCGGCGTTGGCTGCCCTGTTCACCCCGGTGACACCGCCTACTGATCTGATCTCGATCGCCGATCCGGCGTTGGCTGCCCTGTTCACCCCGGGCGGGTGGACGGACATCGAGGGCATCTGGGTTGGTGAGTTCAGCTCGCTCGGCCTGTCCGCGATCTACCGCGGGGTGAATCTGATCGCGGGCACCCTGGCCTCGCTGCCGTTCAAGTCGTACCGGGAGGACACCGGCGGCATCCGCCAGGCGGTGCCGAGCATCTTTGACGACCCCGATCCGAACGGGCAGACTCAATTCGAGTGGCTCGAGACCTGCTTCGCCCATCTCGTGTTGCACGGTAAGGCCGGCGCCTTGAAGGTGAGGACGGAAGCGGGTGGCCTGGCTGCTCTGCCGCTAGTGCACCCGTCGGCCTTCCGGGTGGAGTTGCCGACGATGCAGGAGTACGCCAAAGGCACGCTTCCGGCCGGCGGCCTCTGGTTCTGTGTCTCCCTGGCCGACGGCACCCAGGTCCGGCTGGACGCCGACAATTTCTGGTATGTGCCCGGCCTGGCCATGGACGGAAAGACCGGCGCCGGGCTGCTCACCTACGCCCGGCGCTCGATGGCCACCTCGATCGCCGGAGACAAGGCCGCGGGTAACACGTTCGAGAACGGCGCATTGCTGGCCGGCCTGGCGACCCCGGCTGACGATTACGACATCACCGACGACGTGCCGGAGATCCGGCGGCAACTGAGTCAAGATGTGCTGGGGCACGCCAACGCAGGCCGGATCGCGGTGATCAACCGGCGGCTGGCCTTGACGCCGTGGCAGATGACCAACGCCGACGCCCAGTTCCTCGAGAGCCGCAGCTTCCAGATCGAAGAAGTCTCGCGTTGGACCGGCATCCCCCCACACCTCTTGATGTCCTCAGAGAAGTCGACCAGCTGGGGCACCGGCCTTGAGGAGCAGAACCGGGCGATGGCCCGCACCGTGCTGGCCCCGTGGGCCAACCGGTTCGAACAGCGCGCCTCCCGGCTACTGGCCAAACCGCGCTGGGCCGAGTTCGACTTCCACGGCCTGGAACGCCCGGCACCCGATGTCGAGATCGGCCTGTTGATCCAGCAGGTGCAGGCCGGCCTGCTCACCATCGACGAGGCCCGCGCGATCCGCAACCTCCCGCCGCTGCCGGACCCGGACGCGGCCGAAGACGAGAGCGGCGACGACTCATCCGCCGAGGAGGCCCAGGATGATCCAGCTGCCGAGTAACCTCGCCACGCTCCGAGCCGCCTGGCGGGTCACCGGGGGCATTCAGGCATCGGCCGTGCCCTGCTTCACGCTGACCAACGCGGCCACACCCAAGCTGTACGTCCACGGGATCATCGGTGGCTACGACGCGGACTCCAGTGAGTTCGTCCAGGCCGTGCACGGCATCACCGCGAAGACGGTCGATGTCCACGTGAACAGTCCGGGCGGCTTCGTCTACGACGGCGTGGCCATGTATGAGGCGCTGAAGACCAGCCCGGCGACGGTCAACATGCACATCGACGGCCTGGCCGCGTCCGCCGCGTCGTTCCTGTCCCAGGCTGGCGACTCGATCGATATCTCCTCGGCCGGCCGGATGATGATCCACGACGCGGAGGGCATCGGCATCGGCTCCCCGGCCGACATGCAGGAGTACACGGACTTCCTCAATGCGGTCTCTGACGACATCAGCGGCATCTACGCGGCCCGTGCCGGCGGCAAGCCGGCGGCCTGGCGTACGGCCATGAGCGCGACCACCTGGTATTCGGCCCAGCAGGCGGTAGACGCCGGACTGGCCGACCGGGTGAGTGCAAGCACCGGCGGGCCGGACAACCGGACCCGCCTGATTCAGGCGCGACAGCGCGCCCTGACTACCCCGGGAGGGTAGATGCGCACCATCGAGGAGATCACCTCTGCGATGACCGCGCTCGTCGACGGGGCCGCGGGACGCAGCCTCACCGACGACGAGGTCACCCAGTATGAGGCTCTGGAACAGGAACTCGTGAACGTCAAGCGGGACAACGAGATCCGGGCCCGTAACACGGCCTACAACGTGACTCGCATCCCGGCTGGCTTTCCCGCTCCGGCGCGACAGCGCGCTGAGAACTACCTGGACGGCATCCGCAGCTACCTGCTGACTGGCAATGTAAACGCGGACCTGCGGCCCAGTAACGCGCAATCGGAGGGCGTCCCGGCTGAGGGTGGCTACCTGGTGCCGGATGAGTTCCGGGTCAAGCTGGTGGAGAAGTTGAAGGCGTACGGCGGCATCGGCGGAGTGGCCGAGCGGTACACGACCGGCAATGGCAATCCGACCGAATGGCCGACCATCGACGACACCGGCAACGTCGGCGAGATCGTGCAGGAGGGCAACACCTTCTCGGCCGGCGCCGACCTGGCGTTCGGCTCCAACGCGCTCGGCTCGTACAGCTACATGGCCGGCGGTGGATCCAGCACTCCGCTGCGAGTCGCCCGTGAGCTGCTGCAGGACTCGGCGTTCGACATCGAGGGCCTGCTCACCCGGCTGCTCGGTACCCGCATCGGGCGCATCCAGGCCTCGCACTGGGTCACCGGTACGGGCGTCAACCAGCCGCTGGGCCTGGTCACCGGTCGCACTGCCGTGCAGACCGCGGCCACCACTGGCGGCATCACCTATCTGGACCTGGTCACCTGGATCCACTCGGTCGACCCGGCATACCGGGCGAGCGCGCGGTGGGCCTGGAACGACGCCACCATGAAGCAGGTCGAGCTGATCACCGACTCTAACGGTGACCCGATCTTCCGGGGCTGGGGAGCCAACCTGGCGCTGGGCCTGAATGAGTCCACGGTGATGGGCTATCCGGTCACTATCGATCAGGCGTTCGTCAATTTCAGCAACGCCGACTCGACCGCGCTGTGTGGTGCGTTCGGCGATCTGAAGCAGGGTTACGTCATCCGCGACGTCCAGAGCGTCGAGCTGCTGGTCAACCCGTACAGCCGGATGGCCAACCGTCAGGTGGAGTTCTCGGCCTGGGCCCGCGCGGACGGCACCCAGCAGGACACGGCGGCGTACGTCGTGCTGAGCGGAAAGAGTTGAGCCATGACCTCTCGTGAACTCGTCAAGCCCCGCGTGTTGGCGACCGGCACGGCGTCCATCGCCACGGCTACCACCACGGCGCTCGACTTCGGCACGCCGGATGACATCAAGGTGGCCGTCGGGACCAACTACCAGCCCGGCGACCGGCTCGTGCTGGTCATCACCGCGAACAGTTCCGGGGCGACCGACTCCAACGACTTCATCGTCCTGGACGCGCCCGACTCCTCAGGCTCGATCGGCTCGACCGCAGCGGCGGTCCTGGACCGGGCCTTGGTGGCCGGGGCGGCCGGCAGTCAGTCGGTGGTCTACGGCGTCCGGATGCAGGTCGGCCGGCCGTGGTTCCGCGTGCAGGTGCACCGCGCGTCGGGCACCACCGACACGACCAAGGTTGTCGCCGTCCTGCTCGCCGTCCCGCATAACCTGTAAGGAGAGCCGGCCGTGACCTGGGCGCCCGACTACTGCACCGTTGCCGAGGTGAAGTCGTATCTGCGGATCGACGACACCGACGATGACGTGCTGCTCGGGCTCTGGGTCACGGCTGCCTCCCGCGCGGTCGACAAGCACTGTGGTCGTCAGTTCGGTCAGGTCGCCTCCACCGAGACCCGGGAGTACCGCCCGGATCGCAGCGACCACCACCACGATCACTACCGGCAGTGGTGGCCGTACTGGACTCACTACCTCGGCGCGCACGTCTACCAGATCGATGACCTGATGGACGTCGACGACCTGACCGTCATCGACGCCGACGCCAACGTGATCACCGACTACGAGCTGGGCCCGGTCAACGCGCCACAGAAAGGCCGCCCGTATGAGCGGCTCATCACCCACCACCGCGGCCCGCTCACGCTGGATGGCCTGTGGGGCTGGCCGGCTGTGCCGGCGGCGGTGAAGGTCGCCACGATGCTGCAGGCTGCCCGGCTCGCGGCCCGGCGCGACAGCCCGTTCGGGATCGCGGGGTCGCCGTCCGACGGCTCGGAGCTTCGGCTGCTGGCCACCCTCGATCCGGACCTCAAGACGTCGCTGAGCGGCTTCCGGCGGGACTGGTGGGCGGCGTGAACCTCAAGGACCTGATGGCCGAGTGCGCCACGGTGATGCAACAGATCACCGGGCTGCGCGTGTTCGATTATCCGCCCGAGACGCTGTCCGCCCCGGCCGGCTACGTCTCGTATCCCGAGTTGGTCGACTTCGACCTGACCTACAGGCGCGGCGTCGACAGGGTGTTCGGCCTGCCGATCGTGCTGCTGGTCGGCAAGGCCACTTCGAGATCGGCCCGCGATACCGTCTCGGCGTGGTCGGCCGGCTCCGGTGACACGTCACTTAAGGCCCTGGCCGAGGCGCACCCGTGGACCTCGTGCGATGACCTGACCATCGCCTCGGTCCGTTTCGATACCGAAGATGTGGCCGGAATACCTTATCTGGCAGCGATTTTCATGGCCAACGCTATGGGCTCCGGAGGCTCCTGATGAGCGCAACCCTGACCACTACGCTGGATGTCAACCTGCTCGCGATTGCGGCCAACGCGCTCGACCTGGGCAGCGTGAGTGCGCCCTACACGGTCAACAAGCGCATCAAGCTGACCTCGGGTACCGGCGCCCAGCAGGCTGACCTGATCTTCACCGATACCCGCACGGTGTCGGCCAGCGGCACCGACGCGCTCGATCTGGCCGGCTCGCTCACCGGTTCGTTCGGCGCGACCTTGACGATCGTGAAGCTGAAGCTGATGCTCGTGCGGGCGGCCTCTGGTAACACGAACAACGTGCGGGTGAATCGGCCGGCCTCCAACGGGGTGCCGTTGTTCCTGGCCGCGTCCGACGGTATCGACGTGCTTCCGGGTGGCCTGTTCTGCTGGTGTGCACCGGGTGCCGGGGTCACGGTGACCGCGTCGACCGGGGACCTGCTGAACATCGACAACTCCAGTTCGGGCACGTCGGTCAGCTACGACGTCGTTCTCATCGGCACTTCGGCGTAAAGGGGGACGTCATGTCCAAGGCCCACGGCAAGCACACCGAGTTTCTGCTCAACGTCACCGACCTGTCGGACTACTGCAACAACAGCCAGATCACGCTGTCGACGACCACGACCGACACGACCACCTACGGCAAGGACTCGATCGTCAAGGACGTGAGCCTCAACGACGGCAAGTTGACCGTCTCGGGCTTCTACGACTCGACGGCGGTGTCCGGGCCGCGGGCGTTCTTCCTGTCGATCCGGGGAACCAAGCCGACCTTCACGCACCGGCCGGAGGGCACCGGGTCGGGGCTGCCGCAGGACACCGGCGACTGCATCGTCACCAGTTACGTGCAGACTCACCCGGCGGCCGACTACATCACGTGGTCGGCGGACATCGAGCTGTCCGACGATGTGGATTCCACGCCGCAGAGCTAATCAGTCCAGGGAGCGCACCCCATGACCGAACACGAGTTGGATCCCATGGCCGGATACGCGGCGGCACCCGGGACCGCATACGCGTCGTTCTACGACCTGACCCGCCTCCCGCTGCCGGAGGACGATCTGACCCTGCCCAACGGGATGAAGATTCGGCTCCGCGGCCTGTCGCGCCAAGCCCTGTTCTTCAACGGCAAGGGCACTGAGGATAGCGGGGAGATCGAGACCCGCAACCTCGTGTCGTGCATGGTCGAACCGAAGCTGACCAGGCCCCAGGCCGAGGCGTTCATGCGGTCGATCAGTGCCGGCGCGGCCGGTGTGATCAGTAAGAAGATCCGGGAGCTCTCCGGCATGGCCGAGGGCGCCGACAAAAGCGACGTGGCTGAGGTTCGAGACTGATCCGGTCTTCTACTTCGACTTCTACCTCGCCGAGCAGCTGCGGATGCCGGTCGCGGAAATGCGCGGCCGCATGTCGGCCGAGGAGTATGTGCAGTGGGGCGTCTACTACGCTCGCAAGGCCCAGGCCCAGGAGCTGGCGAGGCTGAAGGCAGGGGGGTGACATGGAACCGAAAGTCGGGATCAAGGGGCTGGCCGAGTTCAGCCGCGGTCTCAAGAAGATCGACTCTGAGGCGCCCAAACAGCTTCGTGTCGCCCTGAACTCTGGTTCCGACCTGCTGATCAACAAGACCCGTCCGAAAATCCCGTCCAGGTCGGGCAAGGCCCGGGCCAGTCTCAAGGCCCGGTCCACCCGGACCTCGGTGCGGATCGCCGTGGGCGGCAAGATGGCGCCCTACGTGCCGTGGCTGGATTACGGCGGTGAGGGCCGGATCCGCGGCCGGCCGGCGCCGCGGGAGTTCATCAAGGCGGGCCGCTACCTGTATCCGACGCTGGGGGAGATCCGCCCTGCCCTGATCAGGACTCTCGACGAGGCGATCCGTGACGTCGCCCGCAACGCCGGTTTGGAGGTGGACTGATGGCCGGCAACACCGTCAACCTCGAATTCGCCGGTGACGCCGACAGGCTGGCCAAGGCCAGTAAGAAGGCTGAGGGCGCACTCGACGACGTCTCCAAGGCGGAGAAGAGCACCGAGGAACAGTCGGGTAAGACCGGCAAATCCTCCGAAGGCCTGTTGGACCGGTTCTCCAAGCTGGGCAACGCCGTGTCCGGCGCCTCCGACGCCATCGACAACGCATCCGGGGTCCTGGACGATTTCACCCAGATCCAGAGCCGCGCCTACGAGAAGAGCCAGGCCCAGAAGCGGGCTCTGCTCGACGTTCAGCAGGCCCAGGAGGATTACAACCAGGCCATCCGCGACAGTAAGCAGGCCACGATCGATGCCGGCCAGGCGCAGATCGACAAGAAACAGGCTGACCTGGATGCCGCGTCGGCGTTGAAGCAGTACAACGCCGACGTCAAGGAGCACGGCCGTAACAGCCTGGAAGCCAAACAGGACCTGATCGACATGAGTCAGGCCCAGCAGGATGCGAAGCAGGCCACCGAGGATGGCAACCAGGCTCTGCGTGACGCCAGTCAGGCCACCATCGACGCTAAGGGCGCCCAGCTCGACCTCAATGATGCCCAGCGGGAGGCCAATCCCGGCGACGTGTCGAAGTGGTCGCAGGACCTGCAGACCTACACGCCGTTGCTGTCCGGGCTGGTCGGTGTGGTCGGGTTGGCGACTAGCGCGCAATGGTTGTGGAACGCTGCCCAGGACGCGAATCCGATCGGCGTCACCATCGTGGTGGTGGGTGCGCTGGTCGCCGCGATCGTGCTCATCGCGACCAAGACCGATTGGTTCCAGAAGTTATGGCGGGGCGCCTGGTCCGGGATTACCAAGGCGGCTCAGGCGACCTGGAATTTCGTCAAGAACATTCCCGGGTGGACGGTGTCCGCGTTCAAGAACATCGGTCTTGCCATCTCGTCGCCGTACCGGTCCGCGTTCAACCTGATCGCCGACGCCTGGAACAACACGATCGGCCGGCTGTCCTGGACGGTGCCGGGCTGGGTTCCGCTGCTGGGCGGCAACCACATCTCCGTCCCGCACCTACCGCACTTCCATGAGGGCGGAACGGTGCCCGGTATCCCGGGGTCGGCCCAGCTGATTCTCGCGCAGGGCGGTGAGACGGTGTCGTCGGTGTCGAATGGCGGCCGCGGTGGGGATCTGGTTCATGTTCAGGTGAAGATCGACCGGGACACCCTGCTCGACATCATCGCCAAAGGTGACCGGCGGGGGGGGCCGAGAGTTGCCTAAGCAGGAGGTGACGATCGAACTGTTCTACGATGGCGCCTGGCAGGACCTCACCGCCGACGACGAGGTGTTCAGCGATCCGATCGTCATCAAGCGCGGCCAGAGCGATGAGGGGTCGGCGTTCCGCCCGTGCACGATCGCGTGTTCGCTGAACAACGCCTCCGACAAGTTCCGCGTCTCCAACCCGCTGAGCCCGCTGTACGGCAAGGCCGGCCGCAACACGCCGCTGCGGGTGTCGGTCGGTGGCACGGTCCGGGGGATCGCCGAGGCGTCGTCCTGGGTGGCCGATCAGGACCAGGATTTCCGGGCCTACCCGCCGCGCGGTAAGGCGTGGGTCGACGTCGACGCCGGTGGGGTGCTGCAGCGGGTCGGGCAGTGGACCGAGCCGTTGCGGTCCGCGTTCCGCTACTTCAACGACCAGATCTCCGGCCTGGTCGGGTATTGGCCGATGGAAGATGCCCGCGGCGCGCTGCTGGCTCGTTCGGCGCTCGATGGCACCGAAAACGTGGGCATGGTGGGTCAGTCGTTCGGTTCCCAGAACAGTCCGCCCGGCGGCGGTACGGGCGTCGATGTGGGGTCGGGGTCGGCGGCCGGTTTCCAGTTCACCCCGGGCAATGTCGCGTCAACGGCCGGCTGGGAGTATTCGGTCGCGGTGTATCTGGGTGACATGGAATCGAGCGTTGCCTGGTCGACGATGACGGCGCACGCGATGAACGGCATCCACGTGTCGGCCTTCGTGAGCGAGTCCGATCAGAGCCTCGATCTGCAGATCACCGACGCCTCGTTCAGCAGCCTGTTCGACACTACGTTTTCGACCGGTGTCAGCTTCCGCGGTCGGTGGGTGTTGTGGCACATGCGGTGCACGGTGGCGGCCGGCACGGTCACGGTCGGGGTGTCCTGGCGCGGTGTCGATGATCCGGGCTGGGTGGGCGTGTCCGGCACCTACTCCGGCACGGTGACCAGCGACCTTTACCAGGCGTTCGTGAACCTGCCACCCGGTTCCACGTACGGGCACGTGATCGGCGCGGCCGGCGCGCCGAATCTCGACTCATCCGGCCGGTTCGATGCGTTCCTCGGGCATCCCGGGGAGCTGGCGGCGGTCCGGTTCGGGCGCCTGCTCGATCAGGAGGGCATCGGTTACTACGTCTCCGACGGCTGGGCTTCCTCGATGCCGATGGGCCCGCAACGCCCGGACCCGCTGCCCAACCATCTCAAAGAGATCGTCGACACCGAGGATGGCTTGCTGTTCGACCACGGCAGCGAGTTGAAGCTGTTCCTGCTGTGCCGGGCTGACCGGACGAATCAGACTCCGGCGCTGACGCTGACCCCGGCCGATCTACCCAAGCTGCCGGCCGAGGCCACCGACGACTTGGGTACTGCGAACGTGGTCACCGCGTCGCAGCATGACGGCGGGGACGTGACCGCGATCGACGACACCGGTCCGCTCGGCACCCAACCGCCACCAGCCGGTATCGGCGAGAAGAAGCAGACAGTCAACGTCAACGTGGCCGACGAGGCGTCCGATCTGCCTCAGGTGGCGAACTGGTGGCTACGGCGCGGCACGGTGAACCTGCCCCGCTATCCGCAGTTGACCATCGACCTGAACGCCCTGAACGCCCAGCCCAGCCTGATCGCCGACATCGAGGCGATCGACGTCGGCGCGGTCATCGAGATCACCGACTTCCGGGAATACACGGTCCGGCTGCACGTGCTCGGCTGGACCGAGACCCCCGGCACCCACACCCGGATCATCACCTTCACGTGTGCGCCTGATCAACAGTTCAACGTCGGCGTCCTGGACGCCAACCGGCTGCAGGCGAGTTTTACCGTGGTGTTCCCGGCCCTGGATGCCACCGCGACGACGCTGACCCTGTTCACCGGGGAGCCGGGCGAGCAATGGCGTACCGGCTCGAACGGCGTCCACATCCTGCTCGGCGGGGAGGAGATCATCCTCGGTACGGTCGGTGCGCGGACCGGGACCAACCCGTATAGCCAGGTCGTGACCGGCTGCACGCGGGCGGTCAACGGTATCCGGAAGGCGCACGGTATTACCGAACTGGTCAAGGTCAAAGACGCTATCCGGCTGACGCTGTAGGAGAGGGGGGCATCATGACGTTCTTCGCGGGCGACGAGTTGGACGCGGCCGACTTGGATTTCGTCGCCGAGGCCACCAAGGTGACCACGACCACGGTCAGTGCGGACACGTCGACGTACACGACCACCGAGGCGCTGTTGGCCACGTTCAGCGCCACCCTGGTCTCGGGGCGTGGGTACGCGGTGGAGGCGGATTTGGCTGTGGTCGCGTCGGCGGTGGCGTCGCCGTCGGCTGAGGTGAGCTTGGTCCGGCTGCGAGAGGACAACCTGACCGGTAGCCAGTTGGCCCAGGTCAACGTCTACCTGGTGTCGACGTCATCGGCTGGCTTCCCGACTCGCCTGTACGCGGAATATACGGCTGTGTCGAGCGGCTCGAAGACGTTCGCGATCACGGGCGTCCGTAACGGCGGGGCGAACTCCCATAAGCTGCACGGCGCGGCCGGCGCAAAGGGCTGGCTGCGTGTGCGGCAGCTGGGCTGAATCTGTTCACGAGTCGAAGGGTCTGAGGTCTATGAAGCAACTCACCTGGCCGGCGGTGGCCCTGCTGGCCATCATCGGTGCCGTGGTCGTCGCCCTGGCCGCGCTGACCGGCTGGGGTTCCGGCGAGATCATCGCGGTCGCCGGTATCCTGGGCGGTATCGGTGGTGGCGCGGCGGTGGCCGGCACCGTGTCCGGCCGCGTCGAAGACGTCCACACCGAGACCACGGCCCAGAATCAGGTATTGGCGAAGATCGATAGTCAGACCAACGGGCAACTCGCGTCCCGTGATACCCGGATTGCGGCCCTGGAGGCCCAGCTGCGTCAGCTCGGAGGGCAACCATGACCAATCCGCCGTACCTCGTCGCCTGCCTGGTGAGGCTGCGTGCCGGGTTCGACCGGCTGTCGCCCGGCCGGGACAAGGGTTCCGACGGCTGGATCGGCGATCGCCCGCATCAGCAAGAGGGAGATGCCAGCGACCACAACCCGCGACCGGACGGCCGGGTCCTGGCCATCGATATCGACGCGACCGGGCCTTGGTCGCGCCCGTTCGGTGATCTGGTCGAGCTGATGCGTGGGGACTCCCGGCTGGAATACATCATCTGGAACCGGCGGATCGCCTCGAGGTCGCAGGGCTGGACGTGGCGTACCTACACCGGCACCGGCGACCCGCACACCAGCCACGCGCATTTCAGCGCCCGCCACGATTACACCGGCAACACCTCAACCGCTCCCTGGCCTCTGGAGGACATCGTGACCCCCGACGACATCAAGGACATCGTCCAGGCCGTGCTTGACGCACCCGTCAAGGTCGGCGATGAGACGTGGAAGCTGGGTACCGCGGTGGGCTACGCGGCCCGCGAGGTCTACCTGGTCGATAAGCAGGTGCCTCAGGTCGTGCCGACGGTCGACGAGATCGCCGACGCCGTGGCCGCGCGTCTCACCCCGGCCGGCCCGGCCGGCTCGTAGCGCGTGAGAGCGGCCCCGCCTCGGGGGGAGTCTGAGGCGGGGCCGTTCCGTGTCACCTGTCCGCGCGGGGGGCATGGCCGAAACGCACGCAGGCAGGGACGTTCTACTGGCCGCGGTGCTTGCCGCGTAGCCGGAGTCGGTTCCAGAGCGTGGATTCCGGGATCACCTTGGGCTTCTTGGGAGGGATTCGTTTCTGCGCGTCGGCAATCAGTTTCTTGACCGCTTTCGGCTCGCGCGGATTCTTAGAAGCGCCCATCAGAGACCGTTGTTGACGTTGCCCGTGGTGCCGGCGGCCTGGGGCATGGTGCCCCGGCCGTCGACCGCATCCTCGTCGATGGCGCGCCCGATGCACTCTTCGTTGTGGACCTTGTACATCTCGAGCCAAGCCTCGGTGACGTCCTGGGTCATGATGGTGAGTTCGAACCTCAGACCCATCTCCGTGAGGAGCAGGGTCACCCACGCGATATCGCCCTCCATCTTGATCTTCGTGTCGTTGTGGTCGGCGATTTTGAGCAGCTCGGTCCCGCTGACGTACTGGACATAGAGCCGGGCGCTGGTCGGGGCGGGCATGATGCCGGCCTCGATGCCCTGGGCCGCGGTGCGGAACGCGGCGGCGACGAGTGAACGCTGGCTGTCGGTGGTCTGTGTCATGCCGAGAACACTGACACAGATGTAGGCTCGACGCAAGAGGCGTTGGATAGTTGACTTTCGTGTCCGTCGACGTACATACTTGTCGGCATGAAGACGAGATCAATCTTGAGGATCGGCCCGAATCCGGGTGACTGGACGGACACGGCCGGCGCCGCGGAGATCATCGGTAGGTCGCGGCCGGTTGTCTACGACCTGGTCTCGCGGGGCGTGCTGACTCGCTATCAGATCGGTACGCATGGCATGTTCTGGGTGCCGGAGTGCCGGGAGCTGGCCGAGTCGATCGCCCGGCTGTCCGGTGTCAGCCGTGGCTGACGAGGCCTGGGCCGAGCACTACTACGGGCCGGAGCCGGCACAGCAGCCGCGGCCGGCCGGTCCGGATCCGGCCCGTGATGCCCGCATCAACGTGTACCGCGATCGGGAGCGGCGCCGCGCGGCCCGCGCGCTCGATCGCTACATCGAGATCATGTTCAGCCCGCCGCTCGACGAGGTGGCGCGGCGCGTGGCCGGCGAGCGGTTCGTCGAGGAAATCGGCGACTACGTGCTCGCCCGGCTCGGCGAGCGCGACGAGGTGCCCGCGGTCGTGCAGCGCTATCTGGTTGACGACGGGCCGATGGACATCTTTCAGGCTCACCCTGAGCAGTACGGTAAGGACGGTGAGTGACTAATGCACCATAACCGGGATTATGGTGTGATCCGCGGTGACTCGGCCGATGAGCAGCGCAGCAACGCAGAGGCCGCATACGGTGACTATCCGTTCGAAGACACCGTAATACCTCACTATGTGGCGCCTGATGCGCGGGCGCTCGCGGTCTGCCGGCGGGCGTGGAAGCGGTGGTGGATGGGTCTACCCGTCGACACGCGGGAGATGATCGTCGCTGAGCTGTGCATCCTTCCGCGCGGCTCGGCGTCGGATCAGGGATGGCTACGGCAAGCGTGACCTGGTCGACCGGGGGCACGTTCTTCCATCCCGACTACGGGCTCAAGGCCGGCAAGCTGGCCGATGCCGTGCTCGCTCAGGGCCCGGTGATGGTCGATCCGGGTGGGCAGTTCTGGATCTATGCCGGCGGGGTGTGGCGTCAGGACGATCGGGCGGTCCGGCGCCGGGTCGTGACCCTGCTGGGCGAGCGGTATCGGCCGGCGCACTGGCGCGCCACCTCCGATGTGCTGGCGAGTGTGTGTGCGCGGTTCGACGTCGAGCCGGTACCGGATTTGATCAACATGCGTAACGGGTTGCTCCGCTGGGCCGGTGATCCCGATCCGGTGCTGCTCGAGCACCACGACGCGTGCCCGTCCAGCGTTCAACTTCCGATCGATTGGGATCCGATGGCCACCTGTCCGGAGTTTGACCTGTTCTTGAAGTCGAGCGTGCCGGAAGACGATCTGCAGCGGGCGTGGGAGTTGATCGGCTACCTGATGATGTCCGGCAACCCGCTACAGCGGCTGTTCCTGCTCGTGGGCGGCGGCGGCAACGGCAAGGGCGTGCTACTCAACCTGGTCCGGGCGCTGGTCGGTGAGGACAACTTCTCCGCCATCCCGCTGCGCCGTTTCGCCGAAACCCAGTTCGCGTCCGCGGAATTGCACGGGAAATTGGCCAACGTGTGCGGGGACATCGATGCCCGTTTCATCGAGGATACGGGCCGGATCAAGGAACTGGCCGGCGACGACAAAATCGACGCCGAGCGCAAGGGAAAAGACCCGTTCAAATTCCTGTTCTGGGGCAAGGCGATCTTCTCGGCCAACAAGATGATCGGCTCCTCGGACTCGTCGAAGGGGTGGCTTCGGCGGTGGGAGGTCATCAACTTCCCTTACGAGCCAACGAAACCCGACCCTGAGCTGTCCCGCCGATGCACGACGCCGGAGGAGCTTGCCGGGGTCGCGGTCAAGGCGGTGTACGCGCTGCGCGGGCTGATGGAAAGGGGTCAGTTCAGCCGCGGCGAGTCGGCGGACATCGTGCATGCCGAATTCGCGGAAAAGGCCAATCGGGCTATTCGCTGGATCAATGATCCGGACTCGTCGATCGTACGTGATCCGGACGTGTGGAATAAGGGAACGATTCTGGTCCAGGCGTTCCGGGAATGGGAGGAGAACGACTCGGGCGACCGTAACAAGCACACCGGGGTGCAGCACATCACCGAGCTACTGCGTCAGGCCGGGCTTCGGCCGGCCGTACGCCGCGGGCAACGCGGCTTCTGGGGACTCGAGGTCATCCGGCCGGTCTTCATGAAGGACCGCGATAAGCCCTGGCTCAACGTGAGAAGTGCACCCTTGATCGACACCACGGAAGATCAACAGGCCTCTGACCTGGGGCGGGGTGCAGTTGTGCACCACGATGCGCTTTTTGAAACCGTGTTCCCACGCGAATAGCCCCCTACCCCACCACATGTCAAGACCCAACTATGGGTGCACTTTGAGGGTGCACATCGACGTGAAACATACGCACACGTGCGCGTTTTTCTTACTCTCTGTTCTTCCTTACTCACCAAAACCCTCACCGAGGTAGGAGATTTTGATCATGGCTCGTGAGACGAAAGCCCAGAAAAACACCCGAATCAGTCTGCTTCTGGGCGACTACGACGAGAAGAGCCGGCGGCTTCGCAAGCTGACCAATGAGGTCGACGACCTGAAGGCCCAGATCGAGGCGGCCGACCTGGAGTCGGGCACCACGTACGGGGATTGGCTCTTCGGCCGTGGCACGGCCCGCAACAACGTCGACAATGAGGCCGTCCGGGAGCACTACAAGGCGGCCGGCCTCGAGTTGCCGCGCAAGCTGTCCAAGGCGCCGATCATCGTGACCCCCAAGGCGGCGAAATGAGTCGCCTGGCGGTCCTGCTGGCCGCTCTGGTCGCCCTGGTCGGTGTCACAGCCGGTTCGTGTGACACCGCGCCCGAGCAGTTCACCCGCGACTGCAAGGCCCGCGGCGGCATCGTGCACAGCCACAAGCAGGGCAATAGCACCTCGTTCACGTGCGACCCCCCGCCCGCTCCGAGTCCGCTGGGATGGCAGTGATGATCAATGAGCAAGGCCTGGGAGGGTGGCAGCGACCGACGATGGCGCTCGTTCCGTGCGAGCGTCCTGCGTCTGGACCTACCCGAATCACGGCGGCCCCGGTGCGCACTGGGCACGACGGTGTGTACCGGTCGCGCCACTCAGGTGCATCACGTCGTGGCCCTGGCCAAAGGCGGCGACAAGTACGATCCCGCCAACTGCGTGCCGGCGTGCGGGCCGTGCAACGTGCAGATAGGCGACGGAACCGCATGGCGCGCCGAGCCGGCTCACACGATCGTGTCGCGCTGGTGATCAGGCGCGTGCTCACGCTCGTGCTCGTCGTGCTCGTCGTCGTCAATGCGCTCTTGCTCGGTGTGGTGCTGGGTACCTGGTGGGTGAACCATGGTGGCTAAGGCCAAGCGCAGCGTGTGGCGGGATTGGCTGTCCGTGCTGCTGGATCTGCCCCTGCTGATGCTGCCCACGTTGTTGCTGCTCGGTGCGTACTGCTACACCTGTGTGACCAGGGCGTGGTGACTGTGCGTGAGTGGTGGGCGGATCACGCGCTGCTGATTGGAATCGTGATCGTGGTCGGTGCCGAGGTGGCCGCGGCATTCCTGCCGATCTGGATTTAAATAACGCAGAGTAATATCTGCGTCTGTCAATGGCTGACTCCCTACCCCGAAAACTTCAGCGGGGTGGGGGGTCGGGACAG